AATTCTTTCTGTCTACCCGCCTGTAGCATATCACTGGCATCCTTAAGAGGTAGCCTAGCAATCTTAGCTTTACGAGGTGAGAGCAGTGTGGCGCATTCTAGCGCAGCTTTCTGTCCTGCATCGTCAGAGTCAAACATAAATACGACAGACTCGAAACACTCTAGCCACTCAAGCTCTTTCTTGATGTCACGTTTAGCACCTGCTGCGCCTGTCTTGAGAGATACGACAGGCCACTTGTGGTCAAAGGCTTGAGATAAAGAGAGAGCATCGAGCTCTCCCTCCACTACTGTTACTGACTTACCTTTGTCACGCCACAGCCACTGCCCGTAGAGACCTGCATCTTTAAGGACTCCTCGGACACTGAACTCTTTGTCGGAGGTACGGAGTTTCTGACTAACTGTCTGGCCTTCCTTGGTCTTATGGTTTGCAATCTGCGTTGGTTTCCCATTAACAATTCCTGATTGATAATCCCAAAGACGTACTGTCTTCTCGGTTAGCTTACGTTTAGTTAGTGCCTTGTACTCTCCCGAAACAAAGTTAGCAGGAGCAAGCGAGACAACATTTTCTGTAGCTTGTTCTTGGTCACCGTCCGCTTTACCGTACGTCTCACATGCAAAGCAATAAGTATGACCATCACTGTAAAGACTGTTGGCATCTGACGAGCCACAAGAATCACAGGGTACGTGTTGGATAAACTCGCTCTCATCATCTGAGCCACTCATCGGGGATAACTCCTTCAGCATATTCAAACCCATATCTCTCTGCCCATTGAGCACATGTCATTTTGCTACCGTCCTTACGACGCTTCGCACCTTGCAATGTACTATTGTTTTTTTGGAAAAGGAATCGTATATCAAGGTCAGGGTGTTGTTCCTTTACATTACGCATCTTACGTTGAGCGTCTTGACGGAAGTAACCCTTGACCTCTATATACATCTCCTTGATTTTAAGGTCAGGCACGTAGTTCCTCTGGACTACATAGGGTAGGTTACAAGGTTCATACTCGTAACTTACCCCACGCTCGTCTAGGTCTGCCTGAACCCTTTCTTCTAGTGTGCTCCTAGAAGTCGCCATCGGCAGCCATAGCTCCTTGCAGACCATCATCAGCGAAAGGTTCCTCTTCCTTACGGATAGGCGTTACATCAGCAGTGGTAGCCTCGTAGCCATCTTCCTCATCAAAGATGCTAGAAGAGGTAGCGTACTCTACAAGATCAATAACCTGTACAGCCTTAAGACGTAACGACACACCGACTGACTTAGTAGCAGCCATCATGTATGGGATAGGCTCAAAGGCTACCTTGACAGTAGAACCATTACCGATGTTCACACCACCCTCGATGGGCTTACGCTTGGCATCGAATACAGCAACCTTTTGGTCATACACGTCACCAGCTTTGGTGTTGACCTTAGCCTTGAGCTTGAACTTAAACTCAACATCACCTGTAGCATCCCCAGTCTCACGATCATAGACAGGACTGACAGGTGTAGACATGGACAGAGAGTTCTTCAGGGCAGGCTTACGCTTTACCTCTTGATTGAAACGCTCTTGAGCTAGTTGCTCTAACTGCTCACACATCTGTGCTGCTTCTTCTTCAGGCATCTGTACGTTGATAGTAAAGATACCATTAGGGTCAAACTTAGTGTCAGGCTCGAAGACCTTTGCCCACATTGCGTTCCCCTTGATTGTCATCATTTTGTTAGCCATGTTAATTTCCTCTGTGGTTTACGGGCTATAGTGTCGATAATAAAATTATGAGAAAAAGTAAGGACTTACGAGTACCTCGTTTATATCTAAGTCACCCTTAGCAGGTGGCTCAGGTACGTCGGCATCAGGTAATTCCTCAGTCGCTCTCAGGTAGAGATTGTACAACACATCGTTCTCGGTGTAAAGCTTTGCGAACGATTCTCTTATACGTAGGTTGAACAACGGCATGTTGGGAGAGTGTGTCCCAAAGCTGTCATGCACCATCGCATAATCTGTAATCCCATCCTTGATCGCCTCATGTACAGTCATAGTTAGAGCCGAAGCATCTAAAGAATGTACGAAGTTAGGACTGGAACTTGATACTGCTTTCCTTACATTGATGGTGTCAGGTATACCATCTTTGACATGTACAGTAACCATACTACCAGAGATATGCGTATGAACTCTACGCCCTTTCTTCTCCTTGTATGTCTGTCTGACCAGTAAGTTGGTAGGTGTGACCCAACTGAACTGCTTACCTGCCTTGGCGTACAACCTTGCGATACTTTTGATGTAGTCCATAACCTCAAAGGCAGCGACGATAACCTCAGAGATAGACTGCCACACATACTTAGCTAGGTACTGAGACGGGCGGAACAGATCATCATCCCCGAAAGGATTGTAATCCATATCCTCTAGCTTATCTTCCAAGGCTTCCTTGATGTATGACTTACACGCATGAAGCGTACCACTGTAAGGCACAATCATCACAGGTCTCTTACAAATCTTACGGTCAATCCCAAGGGTAAGCAACTGCTGTGCAAGTATCTCCCCCTTATCAGCCTCGATCTGTAAAAGCTCTGTAGTTTTTTCTGCAACATCTCTATAGATGTCCTGAGGTACTGGGCTAGGCGTTAGGTTTACACTACGTCCACCCTCAGCATCCCTGAGCATAGCTGAGAGATGTTGTAAGCCATTACATGTGCCATCACTAGCGCAAGGCAAGTACGTCTCATACGTCTCCCCATTAGCTCTAGCAACGCTGTACTCAGCCCACTCCTTACACCAAGCTAACGCTTGCCAAGGTTTGTCAGCTTCCTGCCACCATTTACTTTCGAGAGGATTGTTACATACATCAATAGCTTTATCAGCATTGAAGTACGCCCACATCTCACGATCTTCTAAGCTAACCTTATCCACCCCGAATAGATTAGCACCATGGATAGCCAACCACTTGGCATCCTCGGTAGTAACTATAGTAGCTGACTCTGCAAACTCTAGTAGAGCCTTAGAGTAATCGGCATTTTGTGGGGATAAAAACGACTCCACTGGGTACTTACGACCCCTGAAATCACACTGCCAGACATACCACATCTTCTCTCGCTCGGCATACTCCTCAGCTATCTGAAGTGTACGCTCCACCTGTATCCGCTTAGACATTTCCCTGTTGTTCATGGTGTGTATCTTAGTGCGGTCTCTCTTAAACTTCTTGACTGCTAACTTGTCCTCAACATCCTGTATCTTAGTGTCCCCGAAAGGATACACAGGCAACGCCCTGTCGTACTTGGCAGGTAGCCCCTTCCATTCCTCACCGCTATCCCAGACAGCTCTGAGAGTCTCCAAGACGTAAGCGTTTATCTTCCACGGAGTTTTTTGTAGAGCGTTAACACACCCATACTCCATTGATAAATCATACTGCTCGAACTCATCTATATATTCCTGAGTTTCTTCGTTCATGTATGCACCTTGACAAAAGGTTTCTGATTTATGTGGTCACTGTAGTAGCCGCCACCCCAAAAGCTATCCCAATCTTTAGGCTCGATAATGCAGGGAGCATACCGAGGTAGGTTCTTCTCCTTGGTTTCGTTGAACGTCTTCACCCACTGAAGTGTGGACTCAGTTGCTACAACATACGAAGTAGTTTTCCTACCGTCACCTTTCTTAACTATCTTAGCTATCCCTGAGTTCTCTACGATAAGAGAGATGAGCTTCATACCCACAGCTATCCGATCTGTACGAGACCAGTGAGGTATGTCAACACCATCCGCATTCATCTTATGATTCAGACCATGCCGCTTATGGTCAAAGCCTTTGTCAGACTTCTTGTTAGCTTGCTTGATCATGTAACTAGCTGTCTGCTTATCAGCTGCTATCCACTTCTCAAGTCGTTGCTGAGTCTCCACCTGTGTGCCTACGAACAAAGCCGCACCCATCAAAGGAGTCTGACCTGCAATCCTATCAACCACACTTATCAGAGACAAGTAAGCTAACTGTCTTGGGTCACTCTGCTTCAATAGCATCTTCACTTTCATCTTCAGCTTAGATTGTATGAACTCATCAATGGCTAACGCTACTGCCTGAGCTACCCCTGCTACGATAGCCCTGCCATGTAGGGTCTTTGCACCATGCCCACAAGCAGAGAGATCAGCCATCTGCTTTTGGTATCGCTTGATGCCTGACTGAACCATGAGATACTCAAGATCAATCTGGTCATCAAGAGTTGGCATCGTTCCACTGTTCCTCACGCTCATCATCAGCGTTGTTAATGGTAGTAAAAGAACAACCACTACAGTTACCCTCAAGATCAGCCAAGAACTCTACAGCTTCTTGGTAATCATCAAAGGTACTATCATGGTAGCCATTAGCGTTGCTCCAAGATACTAGATACATTATATGCTCCTAAATGTTATTGCTCGAAAGCACTGGGAATAATAATCTTTAATGTCATTTCTTTCTT